AGGCTAAAGCGACTGGTCAACCGTTGATTGATGAGTTAAGACTACGTGGAATACCAGCATTGGGCTTCTCACCGGGCAAAGGAAGTGATAAGGTAACCAGAATGCACATGGTTGCACCGCTTTTTGAAGCGGGAATGGTGTGGGCGCCTGAAGACAAGAATTTTGCAGAAGAAGTGATTGAAGAAGTAGTTTCGTTTCCCAATGGTGACAACGATGATTATTGTGATAGTATGACACTAGCACTTATGCGTTTTCGTCAAGGTGGGTTTATCTCTCTTACCGGAGAGGGCACAGAAGACGATGAATGGAGGCCCCGTAAACGGGAGTATTATTGATGGCATTACCACCAAACATGGTCGCACCGGGATTAAATCTCGACGACACAGCAGGATTACCTGAACAAGAAGTTATGATCGACGCACCCATGGAGTTCCCGGGTGGAGCCGAGGTAATTGAAGATGGAATGGGAGGCGCTACCGTGCAGCCCTTAGACTTCGCATCCTTAGAAGGCATGTCTCAAGAAGAATTAATTCCATTTGACGCTAACTTATCCGAGTTTTTGGATGACGGAACGTTAGGTGAATTGTCTTCTGATCTACGCAGTATGTACGAAGAAGACCTATCTTCACGCTCTGAATGGGACGAAGCCTATGTAAACGGTTTGGATCTGTTAGGGATTAAAACAGAAGATCGTTCTACACCGTTTGAGGGAGCTTCTGGCATTACGCATCCTATGATTAGTGAAAGCGTAACACAGTTTCAGGCACAAGCTTACAAAGAACTATTACCTTCAGGTGGCCCTGTTCGTACAGCCGTACTTGGTTTAAAGGATGCCGCCAAAGAAGAGCAGGCTAATCGTGTTAAAGACTTTATGAACTACCAGATTACGGAAGTCATGGAAGAATATGATCCAGACATGGATCAGATGTTGTTCTATTTACCGCTAAGTGGTTCGACATTTAAGAAAGTTTACTTCGATCCTACTAAACAACGGGCTGTTGCTAAGTTTATTCCAGCGCAGGATTTAGTTGTTTCATACTCAGCGTCTGACTTGGCCACTGCTAGCCGTGTTACACACGTTTTACGCATGGATCTTAACGATGTGGTAAAGATGCAGTACGCTGGTCAATACCGTGACGTTGATTTACAAGGTTCTAGCGACGTAGAAGAAGATCAAGTACGCCAGAAAGTTAACGAATTAGAGGGTTTATCCAAGAATTACAGCGAAGATGTGATGTCTATCTTGGAAATGCACGTTGATTTAGACCTAGAAGGCTTTGAAGATGTTGATCCAATGTCACAAGAACCAACAGGTATTAAGCTCCCATACATAGTTACACTAGATGATTCTTCTGGTGAGATCCTAGCAATTCGTCGTAACTATGACTTAGAGGATGTATTTAAGCGTAAGCGCCAATACTTTGTCCACTACAAGTTTATGCCGGGTTTAGGTTTTTATGGATTTGGTTTGATCCACATGATTGGTGGACTAGGCCGTGCGGCAACAAGCTTGTTACGACAGCTTATAGATGCTGGAACGCTAGCTAACCTACCCGCTGGTTTTAAAGCCCGTGGAGTCCGTGTCCGCAACGCAGATGAGCCGTTGCAGCCCGGAGAGTGGAGAGACATTGACGCGCCCGGAGGAAGCATCAGGGACGCTATTGTACCTTTACCTTACAAAGAACCGTCAGGTACTCTTGCTCAATTGTTGGGTGGAATTGTACAAGACGGACGTCGTTTCATTGCACTAGCAGATCAACAGATCTCAGATATGGGTAGTGATACACCGGTTGGTACTACAGTAGCTATGTTGGAACGCGGCATGAAGGTCATGTCAGCAATTCACAAACGTTTGCACTACGCTCAGAAAACGGAGTTCCGATTACTGGCGCGTATCTTCGCCGATAACTTACCGCCTATGTACCCGTATCAAGTATCGGGTGCGCAGGCGCAGGTAAAGGTTGAAGACTTTGATGATCGGGTAGACGTTCTCCCCGTCTCAGACCCGAACATCTTTTCGATGTCGCAACGTGTTACTTTGGCCCAGACGCAGCTCCAACTGGCTCAATCTAACCCGGAAATGCATAACCTTCATGCAGCGTATCGAAGAATGTATCAAGCATTAGAGGTGCAGAATATAGACGAGATTCTACCTCCAGAGCAACAGCCTATGCCACAAGATCCTGCAACTGAGAATGCATCCATGGTAGCTGGGCAAACTCCACAAGCGTTTCCACAACAGGATCATGACTCACACATTCAGGGTCACCTATCGATGTTAGAGTTGGATGTACTACAGCAAACTCCTCCTGTCTTGGCGGCGATCTTTAGTCATATCTTCCAGCATGTTGGTATGAAGGCTCGTGTTATTGTTCAACAAGAAATGCAACAAATGCAAATGCAGGCTCAACAACAGATGCAGGCTCAAACATCGCAGATTAATGCACTAGCAAATGCTGGAGCTATTGCTCCGGATACGGCAATGCAACAAATACAGCAAGCACAGATGCAAATGCAGCAGTCAACTCAGATACCTCCAGATCAAATGGAAGCTCGTGTTGCTCAACTAGAGGCACAGTTACTTCAAGAGATCACTCCTATGTTATCATACAAAGGTTCTGGTGAAGAGCAGGATCCACTGGTAACTATTCGGATGCAGGAGTTATCCATCAAAGAGATGGAGACAAAGCAAAAAGCCGAAATGGAAGAAGCTAAATTGCGACTAGACGAATTAAAGCTAGAGCAACAGGCTACCACAGATTCAGCTAGACTAGAACTTCAAGAGCAAATTGCAGATGAACGTAGTGACGTGAACAGAGAACGGATAGATGTACAGCGTCAAGCCATGGAGCAAAGAAATGCTTCTCAAGGTAGGTAACATGACACGTTTATTTGTAATAGCATTGCTTCTATTAAGTGGTAGTTTAGCTTTTGCCGATGACACAATCAGGACTGAGACTACAGTAATATCTGATGGTGAAATGGATACAACTATTAATAGTCCACCACCATCAGCCATATCACCTCAAATTAGCGCAAGTAACTCTGACCTATGTACTGTAGGTGTAGCAGGCGCGGTGCAAACACAAATCCTTGGTATTTCTGCGGGTCGGACGGTTAGAGATATGAATTGTGAAAAATTAAAAAACGCCAAAACCATGTACGATATGGGGATGAAAGTGGCAGCCGTGTCCGTAATGTGCCAAGACGAAAGAGTATTTGATGCAATGATGAACGCAGGTACTCCTTGTCCTAAAGATGGTTTAGTAGGTGACAAAGCTAGACTTGCATGGGAAATGCAATCAGTAGAAGATGAGATTGAAAGAGATCAGAACGATGTTATTAAAAGGTTCTTCGATGGTAATACAGAAACTAAAACGGGTCTTAGTGTTATCCTTAGTACTCTGGCCTTCTTGCTCGTACTCTGATCCCTACAGTTATGGGGTATCAGGTAATGCAGCATCTACGGGATTATCTTGGGGTATGGCTTCTGTCTTACCATCTATTCCAGGTTTAGATGTAAGTGGTTTGTTTTATCGTTATACAACTATCAAGAACCCTGAAGATGCCATGAAGGTACATGTTGGCAATCGTAATGCGTCAGGTGATGGTTATATCTTTAGAGAGACTGATGATTGGTCAGGCGTTCCGGGTAACAGTATCGTCAAGTACTTTCCTCTTGCTCATAGCTCTGCAACTAATTGGGGTGATGGATCAATTGACGTAGAAGGTACAGGCTCTGTAACAAACGCAACAGTGCTGTATAACTTCAGGATAGATGAATGTTATGACGAACAGTCTAACCCCGCCTGTCCGGGCTACGTTAAGCCTATACCAGTCATTCCTGTAGTAGAGATATATGATGCACTAGAAGATGATGCAGTAACAAGTACAATAGACACGGATAAAGAGTTTGAGTATGATTCGGATGGTAATATTATACTATCAGAAGAGGAAGAAGAAGAAGATACACGACTTGAGATGGGATTAACTGCATCTGCTAATGCATTAACCCTTTTTAAAACACAAGGACAGTCTGATATTATCATGGCTATTAACCTTGAAACTAATATAAATATGTATTATAATGCTAGGATTAATGGCGGTGCATATAAAGATGCTACTATGTTAGCTGATTCAGAGATACCTGACAATAAGAAAGCTTTACGTAATAACTTAGCGCAACAATTACTGCACGAACAAATGGTCAACATGCAGTATAACAAATGAGGTTTAATATGAAATATTCTATAATAGCACTTTTACTTTGTGCGTCACCAGTATTTGCTAATGTAGATATTGTAGGTAACGTAGAAGCTAAGTGTGTAATACAAACAACTAAAGCAGGTGTCTACGGCAACCCGATTGCTAGTAAACTAAGCACAACCCCTGCTGATGGGGGTGTACTACCTATCGTTCGATACGATGTTTCTATTGCTGATGCTTACACAGCTAATATAACACACCCCACAGCCTTCAGTTCTTCTCCTACACTTTCTGATACAGTTGCTTGGACTGGTAGTACAGCAGTTACACAGACGTCTGTTGCTGGTATGTCAGCTTACAATGCCGCTAAGACCGTAGTAGGTAATAGCACTATATTCAATCTGACACTTGCAGGATCAACGTGGTTTAGCACTGCTTCAAGTGCCATATACGGTTCAGCAAAACCGCTACCGGGAGGCACATACACGGCTGTTGTGTTGGCTAGTTGCATTGCGAAGTAGCATCATCATAGCATTTTTGCTCTGGGCAACAGCTCTATCTGGGCATGA